CAACTTATGCCTATATTAATTCAATAGGTAGACAATGGATATTTGAGTATACTTTAGCAATTTGTAAAGAAATGTTAGGTTATATTAGAGGTAAATATTCTACTGTACCTATTCCTAACGCTGAAGTTACTTTAAATCATGGAGATTTAATAACAGCAGCAACTGCTGAAAAAACAGCATTAATTGAAAGGTTAAGGGCATATTTAGATGAAACCTCTAGAACAAAGTTATTAGAAAAAAAGGCTAATGAATCCGAGTTTTTACAAAAAGATCTAAACAGTATCCCACGTGTAATTTATATCGGCTAATGGCATTATTTGGAGGAACTCGTGATATAAACTTATTTACAACTATTAACCGCGAGTTAATGGGTAATATTATTACCCAACAGTGTGCTTTTTATAAATATAAATTAGAACAAACCACTATTAATATCTATGGTGAAGCTAGTGAAGGTAGACACTTTACAGATCCTATACTATTTAATGCTTTAATAGCTAGGCAAGATCAAGAATACACAGAAAGTGATTTAGGTGTAGATTTTAAATGGGGGATTGAATTTAGATTCTTAAGAGAAGATTTAGTAGATGCTAATGTGGTACCTGAAGTAGGTGATGTTATTATGTATAATAATGGGTACTACGAAGTAACTACAACTAATTCAAACCAATATCTTTTAGGTAAAAACCCAGACTACCCTAATAATGAAAACCCATTAAACCCAGGATTAGAGAATTTTGGTGCTAACTTCTCAATTATATGTAATACAATTTACGCACCTGCAGATATATTTGGAATTACTAGAGAAAGATTATAATGGCTAAACAAGGAAGAATACCCGTACCAAAATCACAAGAAGAAATTAGTGATAGTTTAATAACTCCTTATGATAAGTTAAATAGAGGAAATCGAAATACCAACACTAAATTAAATAGAGGTGAACAAACTTCATTTAAAGATGATACTGCTAAACCCTTTAAGTTAGGTATTAAAGACATAGATGAGGCTATAATTTATTATTTTGAAAATGTTATTCGCCCTTCTGTAACTCAAAATGGACAACGTATAGCAGTTCCTGTTAAATATGGTAGTCCCGAAAGATGGAAAGACGTACAACGTGATGGGTATTATAGGGATAGTAAGGGTAAAATTATGGCACCCCTCATTTTGTTTAAAAGAAATACATTAAAAAATGAAACTATTACCAATAAATTAGATGCTAATAGATTACACCATTTTGAGTATTTCCAAAAACCATACACCCAGAAGAATGTATACAGTAAATTTAATGTTCAAAACAACATTACAACTTTAAAAGAATCATATGCTATAGTAATTCCTGACTTTGTTACTGTAACGTATAGTTGTATTGCTTATACTTATTATGTAGAACAATTAAACCAAGTAGTAGAAGCAATTAATTTTGCATCCAATAGTTATTGGGGAGATCCTGAAAGATTTAAATTTAAAACATTAATAGATTCTTTTAATACAACAGCTGAAGTTTCTTCAGGGGAAAATAGAACAGTAAGGGCTAATTTCGATCTAAAATTAAAAGGATACTTAATACCAGATGTTATACAAAAAGATTTAATAGCACCCCAAAAAGTCTTTAGTCATTCTACTGTTAATTTTACAACAGAAGTAGTAACAGGAAAGTTTCCTCCTCTTTAATTTTTAAAAGAGAACTTGATATGTATTGACAAAATAAAAGTTATGGAACAAATCAAGTTATCACAAGAGGAATTAGAAACTATACAACAATTACAAACCAAACAAGGTGAGATTATTAACCATTTGGGACAATTAGAGTATAACATACAATTACTTGAGTTACAAAAAGAAGATCTAACGGAACAAATTGAACAATTAAAAGAATCCGAAACTAAAATAGGTAAAGACTTAACAGAAAAATATGGTAATGGTTCGATAGATCTAAGTTCTGGTTTTTTTACTAAAACAGAATAATCTTAAAAAAACTCACAATATTTATTACTAAAATAATAAAAACAACATGTCAAACAGCAATATCTCATCTCCTGGTATCTATATAAATGAAATAGACCAGTCATTTTTAGCAGAAAGCATCATCCAAGTGGGTGCTGCTATTGTAGGTCCAACAGCTAAAGGACCTGTTGAATCTCCTACCGTAGTAACTTCATACGCTGAGTATACTGCTCGATTTGGTGAATTATACGATACTGGAAGCAATTCCTATAGTTTCTTTAATAACGCTGCAGCATATAATTACTTTACTAATGGAGGAGATGCTATGCTGGTTACTAGAGTAGCCAATGGTACTTATAGTGAAGCCACTGCTGATGTCACAAATAGTTCTGCTGGTGGGGCTGCAGAAGTAAGAGTACTAAACCAATTCTCAGAAGCCCTCCTCACTTCCATTGATGGAACTGCAACTTATGGAGCTGATGTCCAAAAGGTCATCACAGGATATGTATCTGAAAGTGATGGCTCACAGGATATTTCAGTTACAGCTGAATTTGGAACAGATGGATCTGGCAACCCCGATCAACTTTCAATTACTAGTCATGGTACCTTCTTTTTTGATACAGGTACCAAGTTGGTTTTTCCTACTGCATCCAATGCATTAGCTGCTTCCGATTCAACAGATTTAACAATTACATTAAGTGGTATCCATGATGCTGGGTCTACTGTAACCAATTCTGATGTAGGTAATGATGATATTATTAAGTATACTACTGTTACAGGTAACTATGCATTTAAATTAAAAACCTTTGCAGAAGGAACAGATCAAAACAGTGCAACAACAGGTACTAAAAACAATATTAAGTACGAAATTAAAAACGCCAATACAGAATCTGGTACCTTTACTTTAGAAGTAAGAAGAGGAGATGATAGTAATGATAATAAAGTTACTTTAGAACAATTTTACAATTGCACTTTAGACCCTTACGATGACAATTACATTGGAAAATTAGTAGGAACACAATATACTACTGTTGAAGGATCTGGAGCAGAAGCTTATGTGCAAATAAATGGAGAATATCCTAATAAGAGTAAATATGTTTATGCTTTTGATATACAAGATACTCCTAACTATACTGATGTAGATGGAAATATAAACTCCACCTATGCAACTACTTATAAAGCTACTATGCCCTCAAACGGTACTGGTACATTTACTGGCGCTACTGGTGAGCCTTTAGCAAATGCTTTATTTGGAAAAGATATTACTTCAAATAATATTGAAGGAGTTGGGAAAGCTGATTTTACTCAATCTTTATACCTACTACAAGACCCTAAATACCAATACACCGCTTTAGCAGTTCCTGGGTTAAATACAACGGACCATGAAACCGAATTAAATGTACTACTTAATGGGGCTAAAGCAAGACAAGATTATTTAGCAATTGTGGATTTAACTCCTTTTAATGGTACTGTAGCAGGGGCTGTACAAGAAGCAGCTCAAATAAATAACTCATTTGCCGCTTCTTATTACCCCTGGTTGTTAGCAAGTGAACCTGGAACGGGTAAAGCAGTATGGAACCCACCTTCAACATTTATTCCTGGAGTATTTGCTTATAATGACAAGGTAGGTGAGCCATGGTTCGCTCCCGCAGGATTAAATAGAGGTGCGTTACCAACAGTACTAAACACCGCTAGGAGCTTAACTAAAGCAAATAGAGACACATTATATGATGGTAAAGTTAACCCAATCACAGCATTCCCTGGAGCCGGTATTGTAGTATTTGGACAAAAAACACTACAAAGTAAAGCGTCTGCTCTTGATAGAATTAATGTTAGAAGATTGTTAATCACCATTAAACAATTCTTAGACTCACAATCAGGTAATATTGTTTTTGAACCTAACACACAGGCTACTAGAAATAGTTTCCTATCAATTGTAAATCCTTACCTCGAGTCAGTGCAACAAAGACAAGGTTTATATGCCTTTAAAGTAATAATTGACGATTCAATCAATACTCCTGCAGTAATTGATAGAAACCAGTTAGTAGGTCAGTTCTACTTACAGCCTACTAAAACTGCAGAATTCGTAATTCTTAACTTTAATGTTCAACCAACAGGAGCTTCATTCCCTGATTGATTACAAATTAATTAAAGGCAGAAAATTATAATATTTATCAACAAATAAAACAACAATGGCAGTATTAGATTCAAACGAAATTTTTTTCACAGCATTTGAACCCAAACAACAGAATAGATTTATGCTTAATATGGCAGGTGTTCCTGCATATATGGTAAAATCATTATCTGCTATAGGGCTCACACAAAACAAAATTACTATACACTATATTAATGTTCTACGTAACATTAAGGGTAAGACAATATGGAATGATTTAACCATGACACTTTATGATCCCATTACACCTTCAGGTGCTCAAGCCGTAATGGAGTGGGTACGTTTGGGACACGAATCCGTAACAGGTAGGGATGGTTACTCTGATTTCTATAAAAAAGATTTAACTCTTAATGTTTTAGGTCCTGTAGGTGATATTGTTAGTGAGTGGGTTCTTAAAGGAGCAATTATCACCACAGCTGAGTTCGGAGAATATAACTACGACAATACAGAAGCAGTCCAAAACCTAACTATTGGTTTGGCGATTGATTATGCTGTTTTGAATTACTAATACAAGCCAAAATACTTATAAAAAAAGGAGCGCACTTTAGCGCTCCTTTTGTTTTTATTAATATTTATTAACAAAAGTTATTCTAATGAGTGAAAA